AGTGATGTAGCGGTTGTTATCATCTTCTAACTGTTCTTTATTTTCAGTACGTTCAAATGTAATTTCTTTATATTTAGTTTGTTCAGCACTTGGCACCCACTCAACAACACTTGTATGGTCTTCCACTACTTCATACAGTTTATTGTCATATTTGAATTTATCACCTACTGAATAATCCGTGTTGACTTCATAAGAATCAAATGCATTAATGATTACATCTTTTTTAGCATTAATAGTCTTAGGATCTAACACGTTCAATAGCAGCGCCATAATCACCTTATCATTACCCTTATTTACCTTATTAGCAAACTTAGTTAATGCTTTCTCACGTTCTGTAACATCCTCTTTATTACCTGCTAAAATACCAATTTGCTTATTAAGGTTAGCGTATTCAGCAACTAGTGCTGGAGTTGCTTCTCCTGTGTACATCTGAACGGCAATTTGTTTTCTAATTTCTTCTAGTGTCTCTGCGTCACTAGCCGTTGCAAATTTCCCTGGTAATTCAATATTACCGTTAAAATAAATTCCTCCGGTATTCATGTTAAAATATACGTTTACGCTTTTGTATCCACCAGCAGTTGGATTAGGTTGTTTAACTGAAATTTCTAAAGCCATATTATTGTTCCTCCTCATGTTTTACTTCTTCTACTTTAGTTTCTTTTAACGCTTTAAGTTCTTTCTCTTTAGCTTCTAACTCTTCACTTAGTTTGTTATAAGCAACTTTATAATGTGCTAATTGCATTGTTTTTTCGCTTAATTCTTGTGCGATTAAGTCGATTGGTTGTAATTGATTATCCATTTATTATTCCCTCCAGTTTGTTTTTTAATTTGTTATTTTCTTCTGATAATTCTTGTACCGCTTTGATTAGATAAGGTATAGTGTCATAGTAACTAATTCTTAAATAATCACTGTGTGATTGCTTAGAATCCATATCCTTAACAACAAGGCTTTCTTCTACTGATTGAACTTGTTGAGCTATTGCTCCGATTTTTTCGAATTTATTATCTTTTTTCCAGTTGAACTCAACCATTTCAATTTTATTAAGTAAATCTACTGCCTTAACTTTAGTTGGTTTAATATTAGTTTTGAAACGTTTATCAGATACTGAACTTTTAACCCTGTTAATTTGTGACCACCAAATAACAGTAGTTTTAGCTCCGTTACTATTCGCATCTCCTTGAATATCTTGACCGTGAGTATCAAGTCTGGCATTATACACATGTAATCCACCATAAAATGTAGCTGAACCTTTACAATTCATTCTACCTTGTCCATCAACCCACCATGCATTCGGTCCTGCTTGATTCCAATTATATCCCCATGCTGCCCAAATTTGAGCACCACGTGTCCCAATGTTGTGACCTGGGTTTAATCCACAGTTGAAGTTGTTAGAACCTGTAAGCCAAAAGTCTCCAGGTTGGTTCGGGTTCTTACCAATTCTGAATCCTCCAATATCTCCTGTATAAGCTGAAAGCCAGTCAGTATCTAGTTGAGTAGTAGATATTTTAACAGTTTTTAAACTTCTGATAAAAGCGTCTTGTGCCCACAGTTTAGAAATGAAAGCATTGTGCGTTACTAGATTATTGATTAAACCATCATCTATTAATATATGCTTAGCTTTAACAGCGTTAGCAGCAATTATTTCTGAAGTGATACTTCCTGCCTTGTGATGTCCTGTTTCTAAAGTTTCAGCTTTAATTTGTCGACCCTCGATTGAACCATCAACGATTAATTCTGCACTTTTCTTTTTACCTACAAATAATTTTTTCAAATGAAATCTATAAAAATCGCTCCATTTATTTTGAAAAACTAAAGGTTCTATATATTCAATTTCTTTTCTCGATTCCACTTGCACTTTTACAGAAGTACTTGTTTCTAAAGTTGCTATACTAGGTGTTGGAAATTCTGAATTAAACCAACTATCTGTTCCATCTTTATACTTCACATGTATTGATGCATTAAGTGTAGGTGTATCAAAATCAATTATAGCAACTTTAAATTGATATTCGCCTACTAAATCAACATTACTTCCATAAATTCTATTTAAAACACCATTTCTAACATTTAAAATGAAAGTATCTCTATATTCTCTTTTAACTAAATTCTCATTAGCTGGTGAGATTACTAATCTATCAGTTATTGCTTGAATACTTTCTGGACTAACGGAAAGAATACTAGCAAGGTTTCTTCCGTTGAAAACTTTGTTTGAACCAAAATCAATTCCATCAGCTCCTATTCGAAGTTGTGCGTGCCTTACAGTATCGTTTAATGTGCTAGTAACTGTGTTTAAAGTTTGATTGGTAGTTTGTTTCCACGTGTTTAACTCATTCACATTTTGTTCTACATCTTCAGGAGCTGGTGTCCAGTCTGTAGATATATCACCTTTTTCTAGTTTGATATTATCAATGTAAAAATTGATAAGTTTATTATTTTGAGTGTGTATCATCAACCTACATTTATTCATATCAGCGGTAACTGTGAACGTTTTTGAAATACGTTTATATTTCTTAACTTCAAAATTTTGTGTTGCTAAATCCAATGGTTGCCATTGTTGTGAAACTATATCATTATCAACGACATAATGTAATCCTATATATAAAATAGCATTTTGTGTTAACGCATCTTTTCCTAAATCCATTGATAAGGTTAATTTCTCACCTTGTTTCGCTGTTAAGTTAAACATAGTCCCTAATCCTTTATAATCTCCGTTAGGTGTACCCCAAATATGCAACCCTCTACCGAAATTCTGGATAGCGTGTCCTTTTTGCCAATTTAGTCCACTATTATTCAATCTAGCCATTTCCCAGTTTTCAAGCTCTTTAGCAAAGTTAGAGTTAAGGATATAGTTTCTCCCACCTACACTAGTTGGAATACTATTTCTAACATTACTGATTTCTCGACTAAAACTATTAGCTGTTTCTTGCACCTTGTTTTCAACAACAGAGGTTGTTGCATAACCTTTCTCGTTAACCCAACTTTCAATGCTACGTCTTGCAGCAGTCAGTTGATTAGCTGTGTTATTTTGTGCCCAAATTTGCATATTAGCAACTCTTGCACCGTCTTGATTTTTATATTGTTCTAATGCTGTTAATTGACGATTAATACCTTGTGCATTTTCATTGAACTTATTAGAAAATTCTGTGTTTTTAACAAAAGCATTATTCTCCTCTGGGGCTGGTGTCCAGTCAGTTGCAACATTTCCTTTTTCTAATTTTGGTAAACGTATATAAATTTTATCTCCGTTATTAAAATTAGTAGTAGGGTGGTAAAATACAAAAGCATAAAAATTAGTAAACTTATTGATGAATGTATGAGACATTCGTTTCCATTGCGTTGAAATATCTACACGTCTCAATCCATTGGTTTCAAAACCAACAGTGTTAAGAGTCATATCCCTACTAGCCTTAACATCTATAGACCATGTTAACGTCTCATTTTGGAATTGAGTTTTAACTAAGTCAGTTAATGCAAAAAAGAATCCTGTATTATCACTACCACCTTTTTTTGTCAAAATGATGGTATCTCCATCAACTGTTTCATCCCATTTATTGCTACCCCAATGTGGTTTACTTTGCAATTTCTCACTATCAGTTATATAGTTTCTGCCACCAACACTTGTAGGAATGCTTTCTCTAATATTTCTGATTTCTCTTGAAATACTGTTAGCTGTTTCTTGAACTTTATTTTCCACAACAGATGTAGTTGCATACCCCTTATCATCTACCCAACTTTCAATGTTACGTCTTTCAGTAGTCAGTTGGTTAGCAGTGTTATTTTGAACCCAAATTTGTAAATTAGCTGTTCTTACTCCGTCTTGATTTTTGTAGTTTTCTAACGCTGTTAATTGGTTAGTGATACCTCTAGCATTTTCTGTAAACTTACTACTAAATTCTGTGTTCTTAACAAAACCTTTACTATCAATAACTCTATTGATTTCAGTTCGTTCACGACTTAATTGACTAGCTGTATCACGTTGCACCCATTGCTTCAAGCTTTCATTTCTACTGCCATCTTGATTTTTATATTCCTCAAGGGAACTGATTTTACTAGTTAAACCATCTACACCAGCTTTTATTTCCCCTCGGATAACTTTTAAATCATTTTCGTTTTTAGCTTTGACTGAACTAAATTCCCTTGTTACATTACCCTCTAACTCGGTTACTTTTTGATTTATATTTTTCCCAGTTTCTTTAGCTTCATTCACTAATTTTTTTAACTCAACTACTGTTGAATTACTAGAAATATCCTGCATGTTGTTAACTCGATCAGACAACGCTTGAATTTGTTTTGTTGCTTCAACTCTATTTTTACTTATTTCTAGATTAGCTGCTTGAATTTGCTTAGTAGCTTCAACTCTGTTCTTAGTTATTTCTAGATTAGTAGCTTGGAATTGCCTATTGTAGTTTTCAACTGTTATTGATACTTGGTTTCTAATAGGTGCTAGTTTTTTCTCTAGATTTTCATCAATCTTAGCTGTTATTACTTCACTTGATGCCTTAGCTTTCTCAAATCCATCTTCAATCTTTTTATTGATTTCATCTGTATTTTTCTTAAACAGCTTATCATAATTTTCACTACGTTCTTTGACTTTTCGCTCTATGTCCATAGTGATTATATCTGTATATGCGTTAGCTTTAGCTATCGCTCCACTACTAGCATTTGATACTTCTGAACCTAATCTACCTTCTTTTTCACCTAGAATAAACTCTTTCCATTTTTTTAGTATTGGATCATAGTGAGTTTCAACTACTCTTATTCTTTCGTCTACACCATATTTTAAATATTTTAAAATTACAGTATCTCCACGATTGATATCCTCTGATAATTGTTCATAAGTAACTTTGATAGAGTTTTTTGGCTTGTCGATATTTTGTTTTGTAAAATATTCCATGGCCCATTCTTCTAACTCTTCAGCAGTTCTTAAATCATTGTTGGATACTGCTATTTCATTGATGAATGGATAATCATTAATCAACGGACTTTCTACAATTAGATTAATAGTAATTTCTTCATCTAATGCTTCTAGTTCTTCTTTTTGTTGTGCTTTTAATGATTCAATTTCAGCTTTCTTTCTATCAGCTATCGCTTGACTTTCAGCTTTTCTTTGTTGAGATTTTCTCTCTCTTTCCTGATATTTAGCATTTACTTCTGATTCAATTTGAGAATATGATTTGATTACTTTACCACTACGCTTTACTTTCTTGTTATTCTTAGCAAGTTCTTTAGCGTATTTTTTAGCTATTTCATCTTTCATTTGTTCAGCTATTTTAACAGCATTTCTACCTTGCGAGTATTCTTTTTGAGATTCTCTCAAGGCTTTTAATTGTTGTCTGTGCTGTTCTCGCAAGTCTTTCTTATCGTACTTATCACCAACTTTAAAAGTTGAACTAGCATAAATTCTAGTAACAATTTCATCAGAATTACTAGTATTAACAAATTCACTTATATTTTTAGCTGTAGTTAATACTTCTTCAGTGTCTCGTCCTAAACGTTCTAACAAGCTAATTTGTTTATCATGCATATCAATATCTGCAGAATAAGTATCAGCAATTCCTCCTAATAATTCAAATGATGTTCTAAGTTTATTGTCAGTATCATCATTATGTGATACAAATGAATTAATGGCATTTATATCTGAATAATATGAGAAATCTTTTTCACTAGATAAAAAGTTTGAATACCATTCATCAAGCACTGACATACAGTTTACACGAAGTCTTCCGAAGTTATTCACTAATCTTTTACTAAAATCATAGTTCTTTTGATAAGCAGTTACAGTAATACATTTATCATTTTCAGATATATCAATATCCTTAATTCTAAATAAGTTTGTTCTGTCATGCTCATCAGCTTTTACAATCATTCCTTTTTCAATGAAAGAATATAGGTCATTATCAACTGTTGGATATTTGAATGTCAGTTTATACATTGTATTCAACACCCAGTGAATGTCTGAATCGTAAGCATTATTCAACACTATTCCGTTATAAGTAAAGTCTGTTTCAAATTCATCATATAACCATAACATTAAATAAACGCCCCCCATCTACACTCTATTTCTAACTTAGTAATTCCATTTCCTAGAACAATCCCACTCACTCCTGGTTTAATCTCAAAGAACGCTCCCAGCATTACACTATTTAATAGATTTCCGTTCTTATCATATACATTTTGTTCACCTTGCTTGCATTCAATAACTAGCTTTTCAGATAGTTGTTTTAATCTAACTACCTGATTACTTATGGTTAATGATGTGCCACTCGTTGAATTTCCATATAGAGTGATTTTAGGATACATTATTACATTAGTTTCATTGTTGATAACTCCATTGCTTGTGTATGTCTTAATATCAGATGCAATGCTATATGAGAATGGATTACAAGTGAATACTACATCTATTTCATATTCATCTACTTCACCTAGTCTAGCTCTAACTGCAGATACAGTTAATACCTCATAATATCTACCAGGATTATCAGAGGCTATTAATTTACCACTACCTTCTAACCACACTAATAATTCATTGATTTGATTTAATTTTACATCGTGGATTAATAGCTTATATGATTTTTCTACAAGCTCATAAGCTGTAGAAGTTCTTACAATTCCTCCTGACATATCATCAGATGTAAATATTTTATCTTTTCTTTTCCCTTTATTAATTCCATCATTTTCTATTACAAAAATTTCAAAGGGAAAATCGGCGGTAGACTTCCCTTTGAAGATTAACCCATTATAATGTAACGACATTTCTACCACCTCCAAAACTCATATTTTTGTATTCTTTCATAGATCTCACTAGTTTTTGTTCAATCTCTTTTACTAATGTATCAATGTCTTCTTTGTTGTTTATATTATTGCCTGTTACGTTGATAGTAATATTAACATTAGGATTATTGGCTCCATATTGTTCTGCTAACGTTCCACTTATTCCTTTGATTTTTTCTCTTGTTGATAATGGTGTAATGTTTACACCACTTCTAGTAACTTGGAATAATTCTGGGCCAGCTTCTCCTACGATACCTTGATATCTTGGTGGTAAACTTTGAGTAGCTCCTATCATACCACCATTAGCAAACATATCAATATTCCCACCATGAGCATATAAATCAATTTTTCCACCTGTGGCAAATAACCCTAATTTTTGGAGCAATTGAATAGGTCCACTAGCAGCCACTGAAATAACAGTTTGCCAAAATTGAGGAATACTTCTTACTGCCCAAGAAGCACTATTAGCTTTGTTCGTGATATTATCATTAGCTTCTAATTGCTTTGTAGGTGTAGGTGTAGCATTAAATCTATCTACTGAAGCTTTTGCTGTATCAGTAAATGGTGTCGCATTACCTTGAGCCATAATACTTTTTGTTCCAGGATTAGTTGCTGCAAATACATTTAAACTATTTGTTGCATCTTGTGTAAATGGACTAGCATTTCCGCTAGCTGATAAATTCTTATCAACAGGATTTGTTCCGTTAAATAAATCTAACTTCCCTTGTGCATCTGTAATTGGTTGACTTGCATTATCATTAACTTTTAGACTTTTTTCATTAACAGCTTGTGCGTTATAATCTAAAACCTTTTTAAATACATTATCTATACTTGTACTTCCCTCATCTCTTAACATAATTGATTTAGGCGGCAAACTAGCATTTTTAAATGTATCTATTTTTCCATTGATATTATCTAATGGCAGACTTGCTTTATCTACAATCTCAACATTTTTAGGATGTATTCCTTTCTTATCCAACCATTCTAAATCTTCTTTAGTCATCTTAATAGTACGACCTTGACTTTCAGCAATAGTTATTGCTTTCATTATGTCTGGTAATGCAATAAGTCGTTCATAATCACTTTTAAAATTAAATACAAGATCATGACCTTCAAATTTAATTCCTATAGCTTTAATATCTGAGTGACTAGTCCAATTATTTAGAATTTCATTAACTTCTTTTACTTTGGCTTCAATAGAACCTAAATTATTAATATATTCTTCTTTAGTATCAGTAATCAATCCAATTTGTTTTAACGCTGCAATTTTAGCGGCCAAGGCTGTTTCTTCCATTCCTTTTTTCAGAAGGTCTTGAGCTTCTTTGCTTGAGGTTGCCGCCTCTACCGCACTCTTACCTAGTCTCTTATAGAGATTCTCTATTTCATTCATCTCTTGAGTTGTTAAACTTCTATGGTCTTTTGCAGCATTAGATAGAATTTCTTTAATTCTTCCTTGTGCTTCTTTTGCTGAATTAATCTGAGTATCAAAGGTTTGTTTTACAACTTCTGCTTGTTTTTTATACTCTGCTTCCTCAATTATTCCCTGTGCTTTAAGAGCATTTAATCTATCCATTTCAGCTTGTCTACGCTTTTCAATACCTTCAACGGTAGATAACGTTAAATCGTTAATAGTTTTTATTTGAGCCATTGCATAATCTGCTGTAATAGTTTTATTCTCCAGATAGCTTGATTGAATACTTGATAATGAATTACCTAACATAATTCCATAGTTTCTGAACTTAGTTTCAATCTCGTTTACATCTTCATCACTTAAAGATAGATTCTCTTTTAGTTTCTTTCTGATTTCTCCATCAGAAGAATACCAACTACCTTCTTTAAAGTTTTTATCAAGACTTTCCATGATTGAGGTATTAGCTTTTTTAATCTTTTCAGTTTCCTCTACTATGGCTTTACTATTATTTTGAACATCACCTTTTAATCTGTCGATTGCACTTCCAGATTGTGTTGCACCTTTAATAACTTGATCGTACCATTCTTTATACTTTCCGTTTGTTTGCTCAACGGATGCTTCATGATTTCTACTATCTTTTGTCATTTCACGATATATTCCATATCCTAATCCGACAAAAGCAGCTCCAATTAATGCAGCTCCTGCAACATATGGATTAGTTAACATAGAAGACATGCTCCCAGTAGTTGCAGCCTTAGTTCCTACTCCAGCAATTTCAGTACCTAATTTGGCAACATCAGCTACTGCTTTACCAGTTCTGATTTTACCTAACCATTGAATCAAAGTACCTATGCTCTTAACTCCTGCACCTGCACCAGTTGTTAATCTACCTAAAACAGATAGGAAAGGGCCCATACCTAACACAGCTAATTGGACAGTTGGTGGTAATTTACTAAACCATAACATCATGTCACCTAATGTTTTCACTACAGGTTTAGAATGTTGCAATACTTCTGCTAATCTTGGTAACAATTCAGAACCCATTTCAATGGCCATTTTTTGAATTTCATTTTTAGCCATTTGAATTTTACTAGCACTTGTTTGGTATCTGATACTTGCTTCTTTAGTTAATGCTGAATTTTCTCTCCATCCTTTATTAGCAATTTCTAAAGCTTTACCTAATCCACTATCTCCATCTAATGCTCCAGAAAGTCTCTTCATGGCATCAGCTTCACGAATACCTGTTACACCTAATGATGCCAGTACATCGTTAACATTACCTCCACTTTCTTTTACATTCTTAAGACCTTTAAGAACTAATCCAAGTGCCTCTACAGGTCGATTATTAAATGCATTAGCAAATTCACTCGCACTAACTCCAGCGGCTTTCGCAAACTTACCTAAGTTTTCTCCCCCTGACATTACAGCATTTTGCATTTTTGTCATAACCTGTGTCATTGCACTACCACCAGCTTCTGCCTCGATACCAACGGTACTCATTGCAGCTGCTAATCCTAATACATCAGCCTCTGACATATTAGTTTGTTTACCCATACCAGATAATCTTTGAGACATTTCTACAATAGATCTTTCATTTGTCGCAAAGTTATTTCCTAATTCTACTAACGTAGAACCTAGATTTCTAATACTACTTTGACTTGTTCCCATTACAGCCATGAATTGAGCTAAGCTTGCTGCACCTTCCTCACTACTTAAGTTAGTAGTAGCTCCTAAATCTGCAATGGTCTTTGTGAAGTCAACTATATTTTCAGTTTTAATACCTAACTGCCCAGCTACTTCACCAATTCTAGCTAATTCATTTGCACTAACAGGGATCTCTGTAGAAAGATTTAAGAAACTCTGTCTAATCTTCTCTAATTGCTGTGGTGTTGCATCTACAGTCTTAACTACTCCAGCAAAATCACTTTCAAAATTGATTGCACTTCTAGCAGCTAATAACATTCCAGAAGATATCCCAGCAGTCGCTCTTGTTAAACCGTCACCAACTCCCGACATCTTCTGTCCTAGAACTTGTGCTCTAGTACCAACATCATTAAATCTTTGAGCTGTATCAGCTAACCTACCACCACTATTTCTAAATGCAGTATGAGTTTTCTCAACTGCATCTCTTAATTTAAAATAGCTTGTTTCAGCGTTTGCTATTTTAGTTGGTAATGCTCCTAATTCTTTCTGTTGAGTACTTAACGTATTGTTCAAGCCTTTAATTTGCGTTTCAAGGCTCTTGACTTCCTGTTCAGTCTTCTTATATGCTTTGCTTGTGTTTGCTACTGTTTCTTTATATTTTTGAACAGCAGCACTACTCTTACCATAAGTGCTTTCTAAGTGTTTTAAATGCTCTTTTTGACTTTGTAACAACGTTCCATTTGTCTTTAAAACTGATTGTTTTTGCCTAAAAGCATTCGATAACTTTTCAATCTCTTTAGGTATTTCACTAGTAGATTTTTTTAAAGCATCATATTTATCTTTTAAATTATTAACATTACTTGCTGATTGCTTCATTTGAGTAGTTAGTCCACTCATCTTTGCCTTGTAGATATCGTATGCTTTTGCACCACTACCTAATGAAGCTATATTTCTTCTAGCTTCTGCTTGAAGTTGTCGTAAGGCATTTTCACCTTGCTTAATAGCAGAGGTAAAAGAGCCTACACCTTCTGCAGTCAGTATGACACCGACTTTATCCATGTAATTTGCCATTTTTACCTCCTACAGTACATTACTTACGTTAGTAACTCGCATACCTTCTTCTTCAGAATCATCTGTTGTATAATTTTCTTTGATATATCTATTTATCATGTAAATAATATAGTCGAATGAATAATCATACATAAATTCATCCTTAGTCATGTTGAACCAAGTTCTACACTTATAAAATAAATCATCCCAATCTATTATTTCTTGTGTCTCTTCTTGGCTCTCTTCGGATTCCTGCTCACTACTTTTGGTTGTGTAGGAACTAGGTCTTCTACCTGTTCTTCTAAAAAACTCTTTCCCATTTCGCTATCATCAGTAATTCCTAACATTTGAAGTAATGTTGCTGTTTGATCTCCATACATAGCTTCTTGATATTTTATAAGAAATACTTCCAAGTCTGTATCAGTAACATTTTCTAATACTTCCTCAAGTGTTGTTTGTAACTTATTAGCTTTCAAAATCGAAACTAAAAACTTGGCAATTGCTATATTTTTTTCTTTAGTAATAACATCTACCCAATCACCTTGTTTAATACCAAAGTCTGCTTCTAAATATAACCAAACCGCTAAATTACATCTTAATTCAACTCCATACCCAAGAATATCTGTTTTAAAAGTCTCTATATTTTTTTTAAAAATACTCATTTAATACCTCCAAAAAAGAGCCAACTTATGCCGGCTCTTTAAATCTTATTTATTATGCTCTAGGGACTACTGTAGAATCTGTTTGACCGTCTTTAATACATGCTTTTAAAGTTTCTGCATCATAGAAACCATTTAATAATAATTTCTCACGATCATATAAATTAGTCGTACGTAAGTCGATTTTAGAGTATACTTTTTTATTTCCAATTACTGGGAATGCCTCAATAGTAACCTGTGCAATATTTTCTTTCTTCTCATCAGTTTCAGTTTCTGCATTGAAATCTGGATGTTTTAATTGACAGTATGGGAAGTTGTAAATAATTTCTCCGCCATTTTCATCTGTAACAAGGAATGACCATCTGAAATATTTATACTTCGGACTATCTCCCTGAACATATGCACCATCTGCAAGTTTAATCATTCCACTCATTTCTTCTACAAAACCTTCTGGGAAGAATCCAATATCTACAGTCATCTCTGCACTTGAGAATTTAACAATGTCACGTAATTTATTGTTTGATAAATATACTGTTTTATTTTTTGTCTGTCCTTTAAATGCTACTTTATCTATTGCGAATACTTCGTATACCTTATCCTCATATGTTAATCCACTTTCACTAGTTGGTTCTGTCTTTACTTTTTGTAAATAACCAGCACCAACACCTGTCATTAACGCTCTTTCTACTCTCTCTTTAGTTACTGTCATTTCAGTTCCTCCTATTTATTTAATAATTTATCTTTAACTTTCTTAGCAAATGAATCTTTGTGTTGTAATGCTGCAGGTCTAATATGTGGCTTAGGAGCAACATATTTTCTACTGCCTTTTTTATATCTTCTTGCACGCTTACCACGTCTTTCTCTACTAGTAGCTTTAGAAAACCCAGCATGAAATCCTACTTCATGGAAATATAAATGTAGATTGGGCCTACCTGCCCAACCTACTGTACTTTCATATAATGCATGTTTTGCGATAATCCCCTCAACACCAGCACCAGTTACTTTTAAACCTTTGCTAGTAGCGATTTTTTTTGCATCATCTTTAATTTCTTCTGCTTCTTTTTCTACTATGCTATTAATAGTTTTAGCATTACTGCTAATCTTATTTAACTTAGCAATTGCTCCACTAAAACCAAACTCTTTTGTCATGAGTAAATCTCCAAGAAATACATAAATTGAGTTTCTTTTCTGTCAGCATCCACATCAATTACTTCTTGCCAAGAACCAGTATTTAATTTAGTATCATCCAATGAATTTTGTATCTTTTGTAAAATTTCTGAACTATCCAAATCATGTGGCACTAGATCATAGAAATTTAACTGATATACATGGTGTTTAATTTTTCGCTTATCAGATAATCTTTTTTCTGTAGTATGTACATGAAAATATACAATTTTAGGAAAATCAGTATCATCACTAAATCCATAAGAAACTGGAATATTCAATTCCATATCTGATATAGTCTGAAATATTAACTCTTTAATGCTCATTTTTAATCACCTCGACCAATGATAATTCAGTTTCATTTTTTTTATGATTATGCCAAATTCTAGAAATCGTATAGGATTTATTTTTAATAATGATAAATAGATCACTTAAAATATAATCATCAATCTGTGGAAATAAACGAATCGCTATTCTTCTTGATACTTCTGTATCAACTTGTAAAGCTTGATATTTTTCTACAGATGTAATATTTAACTTCCTAAACCAAAACTTATTAATTTCTTTTTCAGTTTTTGATGTTAATTTAGTGTTAAACTTATCTTTTCCAAACTCATACTTTACAAATTTAGCTATTCCATCATTATATGTCTGATTAACTTTTTCTTGTTTTTTTCCTAGATTTATCATTCTATTTCTCCTACTGATAAAGCAAGATTAATAATTTGTGTCCTAAAATTTTTATCAAAATATTCTAAACTATCATTGTATGCATATCTAACTCTTTCAAAAATTAACTCCTGTGCTAAAAGATTAGTTGTCTCATCAAAATATCCACACTGATTTTTTAACGAAAAAATAGATGAAGAAAGCAACTGTTTAAGTTGCTCATCTTCATCATTATGTAAAATATGTAATCTATCTTTTAACTTTTTTAATAGTTCATCCATAGATTATTCTTCCGTAGTCTCTACAGTTTTTTCTACTTTTTCTTCTGCAGCTTTCTCTTCTGATGTTACTTCTACTTTTTCTTCTTCAACATTTTCAACAGCTTTGACTTCTTTCTTTTCTTCTTCGAAAAATTCTCTATCATGAACTGATAAATTTTGTTTTAGCTCTTTTAGTCTTTCAGCAGGGAAATCTACAGTATCACCTACTTTATATACTTCATCAGAATATTTATCCACAAAAGAACTTAAAATTTTTACTTTAACCATAACTTATCCTCCTATGCTAGTGGTGTAATATTTAAATTATATACTTGTGCTGCGTAGTTATCTTTTGGCTTACCATTTGCATACATTTTAGTAATATATAATGTTGCATCTTCCATAGCTAGAGTTTCTTTAAATTGACTAATTCCAAAACTTCCAGCAGTAATCGCTAAGTATTCACCCTCTACAAAGAAAATTACTTTTCCTGTTGGAACGAAAATTGACTCAATAATCGTTGGATTAAATGGTAAAGCAGTAATGAATGTTCCAGAAGCATTTTGAACAGTTGCTCTTGCCATAATATCGTAATATTCAAACGGATTAATAAGCATAACCACCTTACCAGCAATATTTCTAGCTTGGAACTCATCCTCTTCAGTAACTCCATCTTTTTTCAATCGTTTATATTTTGCAAGATTTTTATGAACTCCTGCAATTTCAGCAATGATAGTCTTAGTATCTTTAAATGTTAAAGTACCTGCTGAAGCTTTTTCAGCATATTGTCCTTGAGTAACTGCAGCTAATAAATCACGGTTTAATCCAATAGGTTGACTTTTCCCATCTCCTAAAATAAACGCTTTTTCTAAAGCTACTTTTAAAGCTTCTACTAAGAATGTTCTTACATATTTTTCAACCCAAACAGGTCCTAATGATAACATATCATTAGATACTGCAAAGAATGCTGTAAGTTTGTATTGACCGATTTTTTCTTTTCTAAAGTTAGCATTTAAATTACCTTGAATTCCTCCAAATAGTTCTCCCCAAACTGCAGCACCTTCTGGATTACCATAAATAAATTCTGTAATAGCTCCATAGTTTTCTAACCCTAATTTTGCTAATAATGGATGTTCTTTTACTAAATCATCAAATACACGCTCTTGAGTTGTTTTTGGTAAAATATCATGTTCTTTAAATCCACCTTGCTCAATTACAGCGTTAAAGAATTTCAATTCTTCAGATGTTAAGACTTGTTGTCCTCTATTACTTAAAATAACATTGTCCATATTATTAGTATTCACATTTGATAAAATATCATCTCTGATTTCATCAACCATTGTTGACATCATATCATCAAATGCTTTACTTTGTGTTTCCTTTGATTCATTATTTAACACTGAATCTGCATATAAACGTTTTTTTTCTTCGAAATTTTTAAATTTAATTGTCATTTATTTTCCTCCGTTATAAAAAGAAACCATTGTTATTTATAGTTTCTTCATCTTCTTTATTGTCTAACACATTGTTATTAACCATACTAGAAACTTTCTGTACAAATGTTTCATTTTTGAATAAATTCTCAATAAAATCATTCGTTAAAATATTTTCCATATTTTCATCTGCTTTTACTTCTGATTTTTTCTCATCAGCAAAACCAAGTTCTACAGCTTCATCTGCAGTAAACCATGTTTCATTTGAAATATAGTTTTCTATCTCTGACTTATCAATATTAGTTTTTTCGCTATAAATATCAACAAGTAGAGTGTCAATTGTTTCTAACGCTCCTAATGTTTTCTTGATTTCATTCTTATTTCCCCAAGCAATTGTTGAGGCTTCATGAATCATAAGCGAAGTTCCAGTATTCATTATTAATTTATTAGCACCCATTGCAATAATAGAAGCAGCACTACAAGCTGTTCCTGTAACCTCAACAGTAACATTGTTTGAGATGTTTTTTAAATAATTGTAGATTTCAATACCTTGAAATACATCTCCACCACCACTATTTAAATATATATGAATATCTCCAGTAGCATTTTCTAACGCTTCTCTAACATCTTTAGCTGATGTTGCTTCATAAAAATATGAACTCTCACCAATAGCACCACTAATAGTTAGTTCAGTTTTTCCATTTGTTTGTACTGAATTAAAAAAGTAATCAACTTTCTTCTTTGTCACCTTGCTCACCTCCTCCTAAAGTTTCATAGTTTTTAGTTATATGATGTCTATTTGCCAACTCTTCAGTAGACAATTTATCACCTAATTTTAATCTAAGCTCATTAATAGTGTACATTCCACTAGCAATCAACTTATCAATAGAACTCGCAGAATTAAATATATTATAGATCATTATTGGAGTTGTATTTGCTTCTAATCCATCACCATTTAATATCTCTTTTTCTGTGAAAAATTTCCCGTTAAACTCGGAAATAATAAACTTAATTAATGGATTAATACAAAACCTCATATAATTATCAGTTTGCTTCTCTACATCTGCTAAATTACCATTCAGCAAACCAACAGGTATTCCTAAACAATTAGCAATATGATTAGTAAAGTTATTAACAACTTTTGCTACCTCATCAACTGATTCAGCCTTAACGCTGTTTTTATTTGCTTCACTATATTCAAGTCCCTCTTGCATAGGTACATTAGCGTACTCTTGGTCTCTAAATGCTTTAGTTATCCTATTAATAAATTCTTGAATCTCATGAGTTTTACTTTGATCATATTTTGTAGTATCAATTTTAGTAACTGCCCTTACTTGAGATTTTCTTTTTTGGAATGCTACAATTCTTGAAAAAAGTTCTCCGTAATCTTTATATATACCATTTACAAAGTTTTGTAATCTACGGTTGCTGTAATGAAAATATAACACACTCTCACTATAGAAATCTCTATCGTACCTAAATGTGTCAATTTGTACATTAGAAAACTTATCCTCATATAATGCGGATTTTTCTCTGTAGAAGTCATCTGCAATAACTAAATCATCAGAATCAGTTTTAATAATTAAACACTCATTCTCATAAAATATATTTTCAACAAATTGTTTCCAAAATTCATAAGCATTTTGATTTTTATTAGGTTTAACATTCAACTTGTAATATAGCCTATCTTTTATATATTCACCATTTTTCACAACAAGAAATTCTAATTGTGAAATAGTTCTTGCGATAAGATCTATATTTGTATGTAATGCCATATTCTTCATATGTACATTCTCATAACTATTTTCTATTAAATCTAAATCTAGGAGTATGTCGATTTCTTTTTTTTTGCCAAAAAATCCCAAAATCTCACCTCTTTTTTAAAATTCTAAATTATTTAAGAAGAAATCGACTTCATCATTAAGCAACTCTCCAGCCTTATACATAGCATGTACAAATGCTTGGAATCCATCTGTTTTTCTTCTGTGTTCATCCTTTTTCTCATATACCTTATTTCCATCTTTTTTTATATTTACATAAACATTAAACGTGTACCATCTCATTAAAGGATTATCGCCCCAAATAATTTGACGGTTAGCAAAAGCACTCTCTATTCTAGGAATTAGTAGAGGATGAATAGCCTTAGGATTTCTAATGCATACAACCTCAAAGCCTTGTTTTTCCAAAAGCGGTCGTAGTAAATCTAGTTTATAATTATCAGCAACTATAGTCTCTAACCCATGCTCTTTTCTCATTTCTACAAACCAATTTACAACATGTTCAGGATTTATTGATGGTTCATCAACAACCGTTAAAAGTCCTTGTTTTTCCCATTCCCTTATAGGTGGTTTCAATTTAGCTTTGTCAAGATACTCTTTTCTTGCAAATGAGTGAGTTTTCCAAACATAATCACCATCAATTTTAAATAAACATCCTACAGCAGTGAAATCTCGGATAGAACCAAAATCTAGTCCCCCTATGCACGTTCTATGTTTAACATTTGGCATAGGTCTATTAGTTGCGAAAATTTCTTCATCAGTAGCAACACTTTTAGTTAAATCAGTTTCAGGAAGATTCATACGTTTAGTTATGAACTCTTCACGTCCCTCTGGTTCATCTTCTAAATCTCTGTATTCGTCAAAAATAACATCAAAAAGATTATCTGCATATTCACTTCTAGGATTACTAAACATTGGATTAGCTTTTTCCCAAACATCTGGATTATCAATTTCTTCATAATCATCAAGCTTACAGATGAAAATAAACATATTACTGTTAGGACTTTCACCGCTTAAAATTTTACTAGCTTTTGCTTTTTGCTTATCTAAGAATCCATCTCTTACATAACCATCTGTAGTAATAAAAAACTCTCGTGGATTTTTCTTTTTACCTAACCCACTTGAGAATACTCTAACAGTATTATTATTTTCATATTGATGGATTTCATCATATACTACAGCTCCATCTCTTAATCCGTCTTTCGTACTTGCATTTGATGTTCTAAACTTCAAGATACTTCTAGTCTTAAGATTTTGTATTTGTTCAAGAGTACATTTAAAACTCTTAACCATTCGCTGGTTTCTTGTAATAGCATTATAGCTCTCATTAAAAGATGTTTTAGCTTGTTCTTCAGAGTTGGCAACTATTGAAATATTATAATCTGGGATACCATGGAGTGAACTAATTAAAAAATTTGTTAAAACAGAAATTAATCCGTTCTTTCCTCCACCACGTCCCATCATAATTAAAAAACGTCTATAATATGCCTTATCATTCTTCTTGTATAATAAAAAAACAAAAGCAATTATAAACTTTTGAAATGGTTGTAATTTAAAATAATATTTCTCTCCAAACTTTATACACTTTTCAATTAAATCATCATTGAAATATATATCGTCTCTTGGAAAAACATATTTCTCTAATATATCTATTAGCTGAATACGTTCTTTATTTAATACTATTTTACCTTCACGATAATCACTAATATACTCTTCTACATATTTATTTAAAATCATATTAGATCATCATCATTAATATCTTCTATGTAATCAACTTTAAAATTCCATGTTCTTTCGATTGCAAGCATACTAGTGTTTAATTTACTAATTTCAGCGATGGCAGGATGAGTTTTTATATAACTTTGACTACCATTTTCTACTACAATAGTTACTCCTTGCTTTTTAATATCTTGCTTAAGTTTCGCTATTAATTCGACAAATTGCATGTACCTATTTACCTTCTCAATCTCAAGAATATTATCAGGTTGATTAATCTTTTCCAAAAGAAATTTTTTCAATTCTTTTTGGTTTACGGTCGATTTTTTTTTATCATTAGCTATACCACTCCCCCCCCTCGTGAAAAAAATATCGATTCAGCTCCGAAAAAGAGACCCGCCCGCTCCTGAAGAAAAAAATTTTTTTCAAAATTTTTTGAGGGGGGTATTTCTGGGAAATAATAGTGGGCTACGTGGGAAATACTACCACTTTTCATCGTTCCATCTCTTCTTCCTACTACCATTGCCAAACAATCTACCATGCTCAACGTTGTGACAATTAATGCACAATGCCTCTAGGTTATCAATATCAAGTGCATGTTCAGGATAGAATTCTATTTCTAATTTATGGTGAACGTTCTGACCTTTGCTCACCTTACCTAATCTCTTGCACTGTTGACACTCATAGTTATCTCTCTTCAATGCTTTCAGTCGCAACTTTAACCAGTTACTACTCTTATAGAATCTTTGCTTTTGTTCTTTTGTTTTATACATTCAAACTCCATACAAAAAAGCGTGATACAAATCACGCTTAATTGGTATACGATTATTATTTATATAAAGGATCTTAATATTTGTGAAATCATTCACACATATATTATATTACATTTGAATTTATATTTGTTTATATGTTATTATATTTATTTATATTTTATTATATGATATTATATTTTTTTATATTTTATTATATCTGGAATGAATATCTGATTAATAGCTAATGAATGCTTTTGATTTCTAGTTGTATATTCAATATCTAATATATGCTCAACCTCTGCCCATGTCTTACATTCTAAGTATCTTAACTGCAGCAATAATCTATATTCTAAATTCGGCATGTTGTCTATATATTCCTTAATTTTATTTTGCATTTCTAAAAGTGCTTCTATGCTTTTTAGAATTCGATTTTTTAATTCTTCCGATTTATCTAGACGGGATTCAAGAGTTGATTTTGTTTCACCTCTTATTTTATCTTTTGAATAATCCATGCCTTTAATATTAATTAAACTATACTCGTTTTCTTCAAGTAACCTTTTATCAGATTCAATCAATCCTCTTAAGTATTTTACTTGCTCTAGAAACTTTTTCTTGAAATAACTCTCTTTACCTCTTCTATTCGCTTTATTATTCTTATTGTTCGTTTCCTGCATACACATCTCCTATTATTAATAATCTATCATAGATATTGCATAAATCAACTGTTATTTGTTTAAACTCAACAACAAACTTACCTTTTATAAATTTAACTACACCAATTAAATCATCTTTATATTTTACAATATAATCTTCATATATTAAATTACCCCATATATCCTTTAATTCACTACAACGTAACAACTTAAAATTCTTAGTTTTAACAGGCATATAAGGTGCTACTTCTAGCTCAACTTCTTGTGTTCTAAAATTATAACGTGTCACTGATTTAACCCCTTGAGTTGGAGTATAAGCTTTTAAATCGTACATCTTACTTCCTCCAGTTAATATATCTCTTTAAAGCAACAACCATAAACACCATCACAGATATTAGCGATACACAGAAGAATATTCCGATGATGTAAAGCAGTACGTCGATTATAAACATTGATTTTAATTCCATTAGCAAAACACCCCTTTTACCTCTTACTTAATTCCATTCTTACTCTTGAATAGGTTAACTTCTTCTTCAATGCTATTAAGTAATGCAGATTCTTCTTCAATATCTGTTTCATTTTTTACATCTGATCTCTTAACATATTCTTGTAATGCGTGTTTTATAATTTGTGCATCTTTATATTTTAATGCTAAATATATTCTGTTAGTCATTTTTAGTCCTCCAACATATTAATAATAAGAAATAGTTAACATAAAGTTATCACTCAATTCACCTAAACGTTCATAACTATTTCTGTTGCAATAATTATGCTCAACTTTTATGAATTCCTCATTTACTATCGCACCTTGATTTTTTAACCAATTATAAACCATATACGATATCATTATATATCCGTAATTCACTATATATCTAGCTGCACCATACAATGAACTTCTAGCATTTCCCTCTCCGTCTAATAAATTACAAGAGAAGTCAAGCATGGTTGAATAATATTCAACAAAAGTTTCTGAATTTTTATTTTTATGAATTTTACTGGCAATAACTTCATTCCATATTGACTCATCTATAGCTTTGATTAAATCCTTAATATTTAAAACCACGACATCTTCAAAACTATCTTCGAAATCTGCAATTTCTGGATTTAATGTTTTCAAGTATTTAAAGAACGTATCATACCACTCATTATTGCCAAAAAGTTGTACGCTACTTTCTTCTCCTGTTATTTTATTTTTTAAATTTAGATAGTGTCTATTTGACATTTTTTAGTCCTCCTAATCGTCTAATTCTCCGTTATATTTTGGTAATTCCATCCAGTAAATAACATCATTATCAGTATTTTCGAAACCTAATCCCACTTCAAAATCTACCCACGTATCGATAAATGTATCAACAAACTCTCCAGAAGACAAAGGGTAAGTTACTAGTACTTCTTCATCAAGTTCAGGTAATGGTCCATCCCATAACGTTTCATATCCATACTCTTCTTGTTCTTCTTTAGTTAGCTCTCTTACTGTTAATTTATTCCATTTCATTGTTAGTCCTCCAACATACTATCAAAATCTGTTTTTGATAAAATATTTATTAATCTTTCAAAACGTGGATTTCTCCATCCGTGCATACAATAGGTTCTCGCTTCTTCGTGGTAATGGTAATCGTTAGCTCTCAAGTGATTTTCAGCGTCTATTTGAGTTAAAAACATACAATTATCAACAGTTACATCTAGTTCACTATAATAAATAACTCTTACTTCAAACTCTAACAATTCTGATATCTTAATTAATCCATCTCGATAACAATTATCATAATCTACCTTATATTCGTCAACCTCTTCTAACGATTCATCGAAATATCCAAAAGTTAATACTCCATCTTTTAGCTCTATACTTTTTAAATTGTCGTCATTTAAATCTTCAAGCTTTTCTTTTAAGTCTTCTAATGTCATTTCCTGGTGATCATACTCATCTAGAAACATGTAATAATCAGCTTCATCTTCATCTAGATGGTATATCCTCTCTGGTTGTCTAATCACCCAATATCTAGGATTAGCAGTTCCTCCGTTGTCTTCTGTATTTATTTCTTTCTGTAATTCCTTTAAAAATTTTACATCATCATTACTTAATTTTTCTTTAACTACTGTATCTTCGTGATACTTTAGATTTTCCCAATACTTTGCCATTTTTTAGTCCTCCTAAATCATATACCATCTGAAATAATCTACTTTTCTTAAATCGACTTTCTTCCCGTTAAAATCTAGTATTATATCACCTTTGAGTTCATCTAAATCTTTATGTAATTTATATACCATATCAACAATATTTTTACTAGCCCTAACACAAATAGTCTCATCATCTTTCATTATGAATATTATTTCGAATTCTTTATTTTTAAACATAAATTTTCCCTCCTATACATATATATGCTGCATAATATATTTCTTCTCTTTTCCAGTTCCCTTCTTTTGAATAATAAATTCCTGTTTCTTCAAATCTTTTATTTTCTATAACTTTAATATCTAAAACATGTTCTGAAAACTCTAAACTCATAATATAATCATTGATTAAATCTTCTAGTTTCTCATCTTTATTCTCTTCGATTTTCACTATTCTTTTAATTCCAGTTACTTTAATTCTTATTCTTTTTTCTTTCTCTTTTTCCCAAAACATAATCAATACATCTCCTTACCTCTTATTCTCAAATGTGAGACAAATTCTACATATCGCCCACACAAATGTTATTACATATCCATCCTCTGCAGTAAACTTAGTATTACACATTGTCATTATGAAACCAAATAACAGTATGATTCCAAACCATTCAAAAACATATCTAAGCATTGTATATCTCCTTCAACTGCTTAAACTCTTGTAATTCTCTTATTCTTTCTTTTTGTTGCTGGATAGTTTGATATTGTCTTATATTTTCAGTGCTCAATTTTTCGATATTCTCACTTGAAATATATACCCCTACCATTAATCCTACAGTGAACATCGCTAACAGCATTGATAATGTGATTAATATAATTTCTATGTTATTCCATATTTTTTTCAACATCTCTTATCCTCTCTTTCGCTTTCTCGAAATACTCTGTATTTATTTCAAATCCCACATAATTAAAGTTAGCTTCTCTAAATGCTATTAAACTGCTTGCACTACCTACATGCGTGTCTAATATTTTAAATCCTGGCCGACAATATTTATCAACTATCCATCGATATAGATTCACTGGTTTTTGAGTAGGATGTATCCTTTTTTCATTCAACTTCTTATTACCTTGTTGAATATGTCCTTCTGCTATTGATTTGCCTTGAAACATCCCATTCCACATGTATGTTACCTTTCTTACGCTATCATGTAAGCTGCAGTATGCTATTTCACAGTCGCTAAAAGTTGATTTGCCGTTGACCTTATCTCAAACTATCCTTCCTGGCCCAAAATTATATATTTTTGAGAAGTAATTAACACCCCATATTATTTGAGGTTTACTTACCCTGAAGAGTTCGTCAAAATATTCTTTCGTCGGTAATTCCCATGTGTCCGTTTTTTTGTACAACCGCTGAACTCCGATAGGACTTGTTTTTCTCCCGTAAAATTTTCTTTTCTCTGGCCCACTAAAATATGGTGGGTCTACTATCGCTATGTCGAAGTATTTATCTGGATAATTTTTTAAACACTTCATACAATCGTCATTTATAAATTTTTGTTCCATTCCAATTACTCCTATCCTCCTATTCCGTTTAATTCAGCTATTCTTTTAGTTAATTCTGCTTGTTTGTAATCTAGTTCTTTTACTTTTTCTTTTAATTGTGTGTTAGCTACTTTTAATACTAAATTTTCACCTCTAATCTTATCTAAACTAACATCCTTAATCATTGCTCCGAATAAAGCACCTACAAGAATTAAGTAAACTGCTATTAATATTTCATCAAACATTTTCTCATTTCCTCTACTCTTTCAAATATTACTGTATTTCCTATACCAACCACTTAATCAACTCTAAAATAAACACTATTGATATTAAAATTACCATTGCAAATATGCTATACTCTAATATACAAATGCTATTATTTTGTTTTCTAATTACATCATTTAAATCTGTCATTCTTTTACTATTCTCCATATCTAAATAAGTCTGTGCTTGTATAACATTAGATAAACTCTCTTTATTAGCTTTTAACAATTTCTCCTGCTTCTCAAATTGTTTCATGATATTGTTAACTTCATTAAAAAAATTACTATTCATCTTATTCAATGCATTTAACTTTTTATCTTGTAACTTATTATCTTTCTTAATACCACTTATTTCGTTCTTTAATTCTAATTTTTTAGCTTGTCTTTTATTCATTTTATGCACCTACCAATTCTTTTAATTGTTTTACTAATTTATGTCTCTCATGATTCCACGCTGTAATTTGAGCATTTACCATAGCTAAATTTTTATAGCAAACTTCTTGATCACTCGCAAGTTTATTTAAGCGTTCATCAGCCTTAGCAAGTTTATTTAATAATTCTTGTCTTAATTCACTATCCTTGTTTTCATCTGGTTTATTAATCTTCTCTTCTTTACTGATTAAACTCTCATATAGTTCCTTTAATCTCTTATAATTTTTACTTCTTGGAATTCTGCCTCTTTTCCATGCTGTAATATTTTGTGAATCTACTCCTAACTCAATAGCTAGTATAGCTTCACTCCAACGTGTCTTCTCTTTTATAACTTCTATCATTTCATTAATATTTACTACTTTTTTCATCTTCTATACCTCTACTTTCTCCTTGAATACTCCACTTTTAATTGCAAACTCTTTTGCTCTCTCTAGATGTTTATTTACTTCATCTATTATGACTGGCTCAATATCTAATCCTGTTTCAATTAACAATTGTTCTCTAGTTTCTCTTAGATCAAATAAAAAATAACCAGCTTCTTTCATTTTTGCATCACTAACAACTTCAAACATTTCTCTAATGGTTCTTTCAATTCGTTTTGCACCATAATTATGATTCGCTCGTAAACTCCACGCTAACGCTAGACAAAAATCTCCTATAAAATCTGCAACCTTAAGATTAACTTCTCTTTCTAATCGTTTAGTATATCCTTCTTCAATCTCACTTATTGCTAGTTCAGTTGCCTGACTACGAGTTAATTTCTTTTGCCCTGGTTTAGCGTAACCAAAAGTATTCCTAACTATCTTCTTTCCCATCTTCTCCTAACCTTGATATCCTTTCTAATATTTCATCTAGTTCTTCATCATCTATAAAACCCATTACATCATCTGTAAATTCTGTTGCTGTATCTCAAAGCTCTAACCCATAACTATCTTCACCTTCTATCACTGAAGCACCATAACCATTAGGAAATCTATATCTAACCATTCTCCCCTTAATTATGTCATTCTCTTCATCAATAAAAATATATTCTTTAAACTTCTCACTAATCAAATTCTTACACCTCTAACTAATCTTCCTGAAATGGATTCCATCCCATATTAAAATCAATATTATCTTCGAATCCTCCAAAATCATTATTAGCTTGTTGGCTATAACCACTATTTTGCGTTTGTCCGTATTGAGTAGTATTTCCTTGTTGTTTCTTACTCTCTAAGAAAGTTATGCTACTTGCTACTACTTCAGTAACATAAACAGTTTTACCATCATTACCTTGGAAATTCCTTGTAGAGATTCTACCTTCTACAGCTATTAAGCTACCTTTACTTAGAAATCGTGCCATATTCTCTGCAGTCTTTCCAAATGCAACACAACCTATAAAATCTGCAGCTTGTACTCCTTGTTCATTTTTGAAATTCCTATTAACTGCTAAGGTAAAATAAGTCATTTCCTTACCTGTAGACGTTTGTCTTAATTCTATATTTCTTACTAATCTTCCTGCTAAAACTACGTTATTAATCATTTATTATTCTCCTTTAAATTTATTTATGAATGATTGATTGAATGATTGAATTATTAAATATATATGTAACATATCTTATAAACTGTTACATCTGATATATATATCCTAACCGCCCTATTACCAGCGTTTAGAATATACTCTGCTTTATACAATGTAATCTTTTCCTTAATGGTTACATAGTATAGTTTTAAATATAAATGAGGTTACAGTCCACCCCATTTCTTTACTGCTTTACTCATTTCGTCTCTCTCAATTCCTATATATCTTAATGTTATACTAGGATCATGATGATTGAATAATTTCATAAGCGTTACTACATCCTTACTCTCTTTGTAGAAATGATATCCAAATGTTTTCCTGAAGCTGTGAGTACCTATATTCTTTATCCCACACTCTTTCGCACCAGTTTTAAGTATTCTATAAGCTTGAGTCCTTGTAATTGGTCTATTTGAGTTCTTATAACGTGTTGACTTGAACAAATACTCTTCATCATCTTTATTAAAGCAGTATTCCTCTAACACTCGCTTTAATTTAGGTAGTATAATCATTTCTCTTAACTTCCCAGTCTTCATCTCACGTCTTCTAACTTTATCTCTACCTCTGACATCTCCAACTTTCAGTCCTAATAGATCACTTATCCTAAACGCTACATTAATTCCCATGTAGAAAAGTAAATAATCACGTTCACTCCTACTCTTAAAATAATAATTCATTGCATCTAGTTCTTCTTGAGTTCTTAATGGTTCAACAAACTCCAAATTGATAACCTCCGTTATTGAAAATTATCACTGTACATCTTCTTGTTCTTTTCCTTTACTCAACTCTTTCATTAATTGAGCATAAGCATCCTCATCCTCTTGAGTTATTACTCTCTCTCCTGTCTTACCACGATTATTAATTCTTTTTTCTAGGTATTCAGGTATAGGCATAACATATCTACCTTGAGCATTATTTCCACCAGTAAAGGTTGATTTACTACTCTCATATTGCTCTTTAGCGTTATATAGTACTGCCAACATATAATTTTTATGATTAGTAGGATAACTAACTTGGCTTAATCTAGTGAAAATATAGTCAATATGCTCATATCTTAATTCAGCTAATCTCTTAACTACATCTCCTGCAGTTACACCTTGCTTTCCAACGTGTAATTTTGCGTCAGGCGGCATTAGACAAATATCAACTGCATATTTAATCCACTTGTCAAGCTCTACTTGTTTATTCTTGCTAACTCGGGAATACCCAAAGCTGTCTCTGAAATATTGTGTATTGTATTTCTTCCGAGGACTAATATCTCTTTTATCATCTTCAATCAATCGCTCATCATTTCCAATCATTTGCTCGCTATATATAATATTATTATTTGATTGATGAAATGATATATTATTCTCTTTATTTAATCTTTTATTATTCTCTTTATTACATTTGCTATTTTCTAACAAATCCATTTGCTCATTTTTAACACTTCTGATTTGCTGATTTTTAGCAAATGCATTTGTTTGTTTTAACAAATGGTCTTCTTTTTCTTTTTTAAAATTTTCATAAAGTTTTTCTACCTTTTCATAATTAATCCTATACCAATTTGTTCTATCTGATTTATCTTTAGAAAGTGGGAATGCAATCAACAATCCCTTATCTCTTAATGATTTAAATAGATTTCTTACTGTAGGATAAGACCAATGACTAAAATCTTTTTCATGCCATTCTCTTATAGATCTATATGACCACCAGTAGCCATTAACATATGCTTCGTATTTTTGATTTTTTTTATTATTTTCCACCCAATAGTGAACCTGCTGTAATACTGTAGCCGCTCTATCAGCACCATTACTTTTTAATATCTTTGCCAACGTTCTATCATAAACTATTGGCTGTTCATCAAAGAGCAACATAATACTCACCTACTTTTTATTTTTTATCTATTGCATTTTTATATTAATTAAGATATAATGTAATTAAATCATTGAACGTCTTTTTTAGGCGTTCTTTTCCTTTTTCTGGACAATCTTTTTTCAACTTTATTCATGCATATTACTTTTTTGTTTTTATCAATGATTTTATCAAGCAACTTTTTATTTCTATGAATATCACCTATTATCTCTAAATCATCATTAATTAGTCCTAATAAAACAGGTATATATTCTTTAAAGTCCACTTCAAAAGCACCATCTTTAAATCTAACTATTCCAATATCTTTATCAGAATTCTTAACAATATCACCATGAAATATTTCATTACCTTTTTTGTCCTTAAGTCCACTAGACTGCATAATAAATATATCTTCACGTTTAACATTGATTGATTGAACATATTTACTTTCATTTTTCCTGCTCAAAGTAATAAAATCACCCATCCAACCTACCATTTTATACATTTTATTATCAACAAAGGCTCTGTATTTTAGAACACACATAATAGATCACTCCTCTTTTAAATGCAGTTCTTTTAGTACTTTAGCTGTTTTTGTAAAATATGCACCAAGTACTTCAAATAATTCATGTGTTTCGTATTCTTTTGGAAACTTATCTTCCACATAAGGTTCAATTCTTACACCATAATATGAAATGTGATTATACATTTTTAATTGAACCTCGTTAAAATTTTCTTTATTTTGATCTGTTTGTACTTCCAAAGCCTCCACCTCGTTTGTCTCCTTTCAAGCTTACTCCATAATTTACCTTAGGTACTTTATAGAAAATCCCTTGACCAATTCTCTCACCTTTTTTAATTTTTAAATGATTATTAGTTAAATTGTTAAACTCTAACATTATATGTCCCTCATTTTTGAGATTATTATAATAATCAGAATCCACAACCCCTACACCATTGCTCATGATTAAGCCACGATTAACAGGTAAGCTACTTCTAGCGAATATTAGTAAGCATTCATTCTTAGGCATAAAAGCTTTTATACCAGTAGGAACTAATGTAGCTTCACCTTTAAACCTAAATGCTGGGATAATAATATCGGAACTAGCAATAAAATCAACTCCAGCACTATGAATAGTTGCCTTAACTGGTAATTCTCCATTCATACCTTCTATTAATTCAAATCCACGTCTAACAAATAATTTCTTTAGTTTATTCATCTTCATCACCTTCTGGGAATGCATAAGCTCCTCTTTCATCTAATGCATAGAATGGAATAAAAATTGATGCCATTAATCCAGCAAAGATTCTATCCCAGTCAATGTTGCTAAGTATTAGCATACATATTGCAACAACAACACACGTCCAATAATAAGTATTAAATTTTCTTTTTCTAAGTTTATTCATTTTTAAGCCACTCCTATCTCTTTAAATTCTTCAACAGTTTTTTTAGTAAATCTAACTATTTTTTTCTCTAATCTTTTATCCTGATAATATTCAAAATTTGAAAAGAAATGTAACCAAGCATAAACACTAAAGAATTCTTTAGTCCCCATCTTCAAATAACATATCGATGGATAATGTTTATCTTTAACTTTTTCTTTAAACATTTTTCTATATTTATCATATGCTGTGTCTTTTATATCAAAACATTTCATGATTTCTTCTTTTGAAAAATAAGGGAAAGATAAATCCAATTTTCTCAACTCTACTAAATCAATTTGTATTTCTTTCATTAATATCACCTTCTTTTAATTTATTTAAATCAATATCTAACACTTTAGCTATCCTAACTGCATTGTCTAACTTGGGGCTTGATGTGTTGCCATTAAACATTGAATGTAATGTTTGTTCAAAAATTCCAGTCTCTTTTGACAACTTATAAATCGTCATTCCTTTGTTTTTTAATTGTCGCTCTGCTGCTTTATAAAATTCTTTCATATATCTTTGACCTTTCTTTACCTTTATGCTATAATATATTTGAGTATTCCCCGGAAATCTAAACCTTCTACTTCATACTTTTCCTGGAAATACAACTTATAAGAAAGGAGGTATAAACTATGGATTTTGATATAATCGAATTACCCTATTCTCAAATTGCTGATAGTTCAAATCTTTTAGTAGGTGGTGTACATAAGAGTATTAAATTTCGAAACCTTAATGAATCTAAAGGTACACGAATCGTTATTGAAGATACACCAGAAATGTCTAAAGCTATTATCCTTTATAATAATGGGTTTATATTATATACAGAGCTAACTGCTGATTATTGCTTAGTAAAAACAAACAAAGAAATTCAAGAAGATTCTGAAGGATTATTTATCCAGTTTTAGATACTGATAAAGTAATAGAATCATTATTTATTACTATCTTACTTGTTTTTTTTAGTAGTACTACTTTAGTAACGAACACTATAGTTGCTAATGTTAGTGCTACTTTTGTTTTAGTTTTCATCCTTATCACTCCTTATTTAATCTCCTGAACTACAGATTCTTTTCTAAGAAATGCTTTAGCTCTTTCAAGAATTACCTTAGCTTTCCAATATGGAACATTATGTTTTGCTAATACGTTAATGACCTCATTTCTAATTAGCTCTTCATCTTTCATATCAAAAGTATCTCTAGTTTCTGTATCTTTATATTCTCCACTAAAAACTTTATTTCCAGCCATTAGATACCTCGGTTCTACTGTCATTTTTAATCCCTCCTATCATGTCGCTTTTATGCGACTGTAATATCAAAAAAAATAGAATCTACTTTTTTCCTATCTAAATTCAATACATTAGCAATTTTAATTACTTCTTCTATTGTAAATTTTTTTCCATTTGATTCTAATCGTCGATAAAAGGTACTTTTATCAATTCCAATTTTTTCCGATAATTCTTCAATTGATAAATTATTTAATGCTATTTCTTTTTTTAGCTTATTTATATTTATCATAATAACCTCCTATTTTTATTTGTCGCATTTACGCTACAAATATATTTTATAATATCATTCAATAAAAGTCAACACCTTTTTTCGCAATTTCGCAATTTATTATTTGCAAATTTGCGAATTTATGTTATTATTATATTAAGAAAGGAGAATCATATGGTGAAAACAATAGGCGAACGTATTAAAGAATTAAGAACTAAGTTGAATTTATCTGCTGATGATTTAGCTGAACTTATTGGAAAAAATAGATCTACTATATATAGATATGAAAATTCTAATATTGAAAAATTACCAGTTCCAATATTAGAACCATTAGCTAAAGCATTACAAACTACTCCAGGATATATTATGGGAATTGCAGAGGATACATCCAATGATATTCTTACTGATAAAATTACCTCTACTGTTACGAAGCTAAACGAAGAAAATCAAAATAAAACATATCAATATGCTAAAAATTTACTGCATTTTCAGAATCGTACAGTTCAGGAAGTTTCTATAAAATACAAACCTAAAGAATTAACTGAAATTTTAGTAACTGAAAAAGTTGCTGCAGGTATTGGATATTCTTATAGTAATAATGAGGTAACATCATTCTATACAGATCGTGAAGATTTAATGCAATATGACATGGCAACACGTGTATTCGGTGATAGTATGGAACCTGAACTATTAGATGGTGACATTATATTATTAAAACAAGGTTATGATAATGTAAATGGTGATATCTATGTTATTGATTATGATGGAAAAAGTTATGTAAAAAAATTATATAATGATGGGAATCGTTTTGTATTGAAATCAATAAATAAAAAATACTCTGATATTATAATTTATACATCAGATATACAAGATACATATTTCAACATTGTAGGTAAAGTTGTAGATAGCTTTACTCCTGTTGAAAAATAAAATATTAAAGGAGAAATTGAAAATGAAATTAAAAATATTATTAAGTTCTGTACTAGCTACTTCTATTATTATTAGTGGCTGTTCAACAAAGACTGAAAATACAACTACCCAATCTGTAGCTACTCCTCAAACATCTAATAATGATAAACAAAGCACTATTATCAATGAAGGTGGTCTTCATTCTGAAGAAAAATTTAAGAAAGAAACGAGTGTAAGTAAAGAAAATAATGCATTCAAAGTCACAATAACTGGAATCAAATTATCCACATTATCATTTGATAATACTTTTAATGCACAACGATTACAATCTGCTAAATTAGAAGCAAATACTGAATATACATCTGTACTTCTAAGAATTAGTATTGAGAATAAATTAACTAAAAATGCTGATATTAATCCTAATACTAGTCATTTACTAATAAAAGATACTAAAGAACAAGTTGAACAAAATCAATATATAGCAGGTTGGAAAGAAACAACTTATTTACCTGGAGCAGAAAAAGAAATGACTATTTTATTTATTGCAAAAAAATCTAAAGTAAATGATATTAAAAATATTTCACTTAATATAGATTCTCCATATACACAAGGTGATTACACTAGATATGAATCATTAACTGTTGATTTAAATAATATTCAATAAATCAACTATTAATTTACAGGAAATAAAATATATGTTATAATGATATCAGATAGGGTTATGCCCACCGTGAAGAAGTCTTTTATCATTAGATAAAGGCTTCTTTTTCTTTTAATAAAAATAACAAGCAAAAAACGAAATATTAAAGGAGAGACAATGAAGAATAAAAAACAAGAAAATGAAGAACTATTAGCAGAATCAACAGATAAAATGAAAGAAATTACAGTCGACAATCCTAACCATTTTAAAACCAGTCGTCTTGGTAAAAGCATGAAAAATTATACAACTCAGCTTGAGCGGGATGTATTAGGGATAAGACGAAGAAATCAAGTATATCCTCGTGGAACTGTAGTATACATTGATTTTGGTATTAATTATGGATCAGAATTTTCTTCCTATCATTATGCTATAACACTTAGTAATGATGATAATAGAAAAGAGAACACTATCACAGTTGTTCCATTAACATCTAAAAAAGGGAAAAGAAACATAAAATTAAATTCTAGTGTATCTGCCTCTTTAGCAGCATTAACTCTTATGCTTGTTAATGAACATAGTAAAGTAATAGAAATCACTAACAATAAATCAAAAGAGACTATAGATGAGTTACGAGAACAATCAAAAATTGCTAGAGAAAAACAAGATATTGAAAAAACAATTGAAATTAATGAAAAATTAGATGAATTGGCTAAATTATATGAGCAAATCGAAATGGTGCAAGAAGGTATTAAAAATGCATTAGAAAGAGTTAAAAAATACACAGAAGATTTAGATAAGGATACATATATAAAAGTAGATGCTATTACTACTATAGACAAAAATAAAATATTCAAAAGAAAAGATGACTTAGATCCTCTAACAAGAGTTACTGTATCAGAAGATATACTTGAGTTAATAGATAACGAAATTAAAAATTTATTTTTAACCAAAGATTAATAAACAGTTGATTTTTTTCTTATTTTATTATATAATTAAGTTACTAACATAGATACTTAAATGTATCTATCGCAAATCTTAACTAGAGCTTAATGCTCTCAACCGTTGGTAACTAGTTACTGACGGTTTTTCTTTTTAACTAGTCAAATTCGACCAGTTTAGACAAAATAAAAATCCCTTACTCCGGCAAGAGCAAAGGATAAAATGAGATACGGCAATATCTCAAAAGAATGTGTATGATATATACACCAAACTACACTATAAGTATATCATACACATCTGATTAAAACAAGAAAGGATGTGTATTTCTATGTGGATAGAAGAACAAAAAAACGGAAAAGTAAAATATTGTGATCGAGTTAAAGATATTTCTGGGAAACTAAGAAAAATAACCGTCACAATGGATAAGAAAAGTAAAAAAAATGAAGATATCGCAAGAGAGATATTAAGAACTAAGGCTCAAGATTTAAGGTATGTAGTAGATAATAATATTACATTTTTTGAGGGATTAGATATAGTTTTTGAAAAACATTATAAAAATGCTCGAACAAATACAAGGCATAACAATAAATCTATTATAAATTTAATTAAGAAAAAGGGATATGATATTAAATTAAATTTAATCAATGCAAGGTATTTAAAAGATATAATAGAAAAAAGCACTACTTCAGATAAATATTATAATGAAGTTCTTAGAAGAGTAAAAGTATATGTTCGTTTGTTATATAAATTTGATTATTTGAAAGATGTAAATTTTCTTGATAAAATGGACTTAAAGAAAGTTGAGGCTAAAAAAGATAATAGATATCTTGAACAAGATGAGATAGATATACTCTTAGATCAATTAGATCATAATATTAGATATAGGAATCTTGTAGAATTCCTTATCAACACTGGATTACGAATAAGCGAATGTCTAGCTTTAACATTTGATGATGTTGAAGGAGATATACTGACAGTAGATAAAAGTTTAAATAGGAATAGAGAAATAGATTTAACAAAGACTGGTAGCTCTAATAGAAGAATATCATTAAATAAAAGATGTTTAGAAATAATAGAATCACAACGAACAATCAGCAACAATTTTTCAATTACTCTATCAGATTTTTACAACAAAAATAATATTATATTTTTTAATACTGTTGGTACATACTGGATAAAAGAAAATATAGGTACATACTTAAGGGAACATACTACAGTTTATTTTACATTACATATGCTAAGACATACTCACGCTAGTTTGTGCATCGATAAAGGAATAGATGTTGAATTAATTGCAAAAAGATTAGGTCACAAAAATTCAAGAGTAACTAGAGAAATATATATTCATAAAACAAACTTACAACAAGAATTAGAATTTGAAAGTTTTAGAAATATTCAATTCTAA